GATCACCCGTTGAACGCGCAGGGTCCCGGACTTGTTGAGGAGCAGCGCGTAGCCGAACTCGGTGTCACCGTCACCGCGGCCACGGGCGAACACCAGGCCGTAGGGCTCGTTCGCGTCCGGGGTCCACGTCCCGGAGATGTCGGCGTCGGCGGCGAGCGTCGCCAGGCAACGCGTGATCCGCCCCGCACCCAAGTAGCCGCCCTGGGTGCCGGTGGTCCAGCGCCCCTTGTTGCCCTGGATCAGCGCCGTGGAGCCGGTCCCAGTGAAACCGGTCGTCCACTGCGCCGCCAGCGCAGCGCCGTCGGTCCCGGTGAACGACTCGGTCGCGGAGAACCCACCGACAGGCGGGACGCCGCTGCGGGGCCGCGAACCGCGTTCGGGCGCGCCGCGAACGAGCAGCACCCGGGTGAGCGGGTTGCTGCCGGTCGCCGGGATGACGCGGTACATCAGCGACTCACTCCTGCCACAGCATCGAGCAGGTGAAAGCACCGAGGGTGGCGCCGCTGGCGTTGGAGCACACGCACAGCCCGGCCGAGGTGCTCGCGGCGAGCACGAGAGGCCAGTCCCGGAACGTCCACACCCACGCCCCGCCCGCCGTCACAGCGAGCCCACCGACCTGGATCTTGTTCGCGGCGGTGATCGTCGGGGCAGCCGACCACGTGGAGTCGAAGGTCCCCATTGCGGCAGCGTCGGCAGGGTCGAGCGCCTGCCCCGCCAGTGTCGCCGTCGAGGTACCCACCGCAGTCGACCGGGTCAGGTACAGCTGCGGCGCGTTCGACGGCGCGGTGTAGACCGAGACGACCACCTCAAGCAGCTTGATCCGCTGCGCCGTGTTGGTGGGTCGCAACTGGAACAGCACCGAGTCGGCGGTGTTGATCCCCGCCCGGTTCGTGACGCCTGCTCCGTAGCGGCTCATCAGACGTCGTATCCCAACTGGTCGGCGACGGCCTCGACGGTGCCGATCACCTCGAAGTGATCACCGGCCTCGAAGTAGACGAGCGTGAACGTCTCGCTGTAAGTGGGGCCGCCACCCACCGCGAGGTAGCGCACCGCGTCCGGGTTGACCCACCGCTCGGAGCCCGCGCCGAGCGGGAGCCCCTGCGACACCTCCGCCGAGTGGTCGATGACCTTGACCAGCGTCTGCTTTGCCATGTCAGATCGCCGTCGCGTCTAGGACAAGCGCAGCGATCGCGACCGAGATCTGACCGGTCGAGGCGAACGTCTCCGGGATCACCTTCTGGAAGTACAGGTCGCCCACGGCGGTGATGTCGACCGCCGAGCCGCCCTGAGACGTGCTCAGCTTGAACGCATCCGCGGTCAGGCCCGTCGAGATGACGTAGTAGCGGGTGCCCTCGGTCAGGCCCGTCGGCAGGGACTCGGCGAACACGTTGTAGACCCGCACCTGGTCGTTCGCGACCAGGCCGTGAGCGGCGGAGTAGACCAGGTCAGCGGTCACCGCCGCCGAGTCCGGGACGACGCCGTACCCCTTCACCGACCCGTTGATCGGGGCGTAACCGAGGTAGTTGTTCGTGTTCCCGCTGGACGCGTTCATGAACAGCAGGTCCGAGTAGGTGCCGGCCGCGACGTCGAACGTCAGCAGCGCCGAGTTGGACCGCAGCCCCGTGGCGGCAGCCGCCCAGGAGACGGCGAGACGGGCGTACCCGCCACCGGTCGCCTCGGTGCCGGCGAAGTTGGTTCCCGTCCCCGGATCGCCGTTCTGGAGCACGCCGATGTTCGTGATGCCGTTACCCAGCCCGCCGCTCAACGCGGCGTTCTTGCCTGTGTCGTTGTAGGGCACTGCGTGCTCCTCTCGTGGAAGTGGTTCGGCGGCCCCGGGGGCACGAGACCGCCGAACCGGTCAGACCTCGTCCTCGCCGACGAGCACCCACAGGCCATCGACCAGGGCATAGCCCCCTGCCTGGAACGGCTGAGGCTCGATCTGCGGATCTGGCTTCGGCGCGGCGTCCTTCGCCATGACGGGTCTCCTCTCGGTGGTGGCCCACCCCGGCGCCCGGACAGCTCGTGCGGGCGCCGGAGCAGGGATCAGGTGACGGTGAGCCGGATGGCCGAGATACCGGAGGCGCGGACGACCGAGACAGCGAAGTAGGCGAACAGCACCAGGTCGACGTTCGCCGGCCCGGCCACCTCCTCGTAGCGGAAGGTCGACACGCTCGACTCCCACGCCCACACGTCCTGGGCGTTCCAGAGCAGGGTGTCGGCGTCACCGGCCGCGTTGCCGGTCATCGACCACGCCGGGACACCGGGCAGGCCGTCCACGTCGAACGCCTGGTTCAGCGTCTCGACGGTGCCGAGCGCGTTCATCGCGCCGATGCGGGGCAGCAGCGGCCGGCCGCTGGAGTCCTTCGCCTTCGCCAGCTGCGTCGCGGCCTCCTGCGCGAGGGCCAGCCGGTTCGGGGCAGCGAACCGGCGGAACGGGTACGCCACCAGCTGGTCCCGCAGCGTGTCGAGGAGAGCCACACCCGCGGCACCGGTCGAGCCGACACCGGTAGCGGTGACCACCGCGGCACCCGACGGGACGAACCCGGAGGTGATGGTGCCGCCCTGACCGGTCGCACCGTTGAGCGCGGTGTAGACCTTGCCCTCGGTCTGCTGGGCGTAGGACTCCTTCATGGCGGCCATCGCGATGGCGTCGATCGCCGGGTTGCTGGAGTCGATGATCTCCCGGGTGATCCGGAACCGGCCCGAGATGCCGCCCGGGGTCACCGTCACGGAGCCGAGGGTCAGGGTCCCGTCCGCCGGGTTGGTGCCTTCGACGTGGTCAGCGGTGGCGCCCGTGGCGGTCCCGAACTTCGGGATGGTGAACGGCGTCGCATCCGTCAGGGTGCCCTTGCTGAGCAGGTCGAACAGCGGCCGACCCTGGAACAGCTGCGGCACGTACAGGTCCGGGCGGTACCCGGGCGGGATCACGTTCGCGCCGACGGTCCGGTTCACGGTGGCGAACTGGGCGATCTCGGCCTGCTGCGCGGCGAACTTGCGCAGCCGGTCGGTGGCCTCGGGGTCACCGTTGGCGCGGGCGTTGAAGGTGTCCTTGACGATCGAGGGACCGTGGCCGGCGTCGAAGGTGTAGACGGGCGGCTCGGTCACCCGGAAGCCGGTAGCGGTGCGCCCGGCGGGGATCACCTCACGCTCACCCTGGGGGACGGTGAGCCGCTCGGTGGCCTGGGTGAACGCGGCGGTGAAGCCGTCCAGGGCGGCGCTGAACGCGGCGGTGTCGACGGCGGGCGGAGCCTCGCCGGTCTGGGTCTCGGGCACGGCGTGCTCCATTTCGGTTGTGCGGGACGCCTTGACGGATGTCAGGCGTGCGTCGGTGTAGCCGGGCATCGCGGTCAGGCTGATCTCGGTGAGGGCCGCGTTCGAGACGTCACGGACGCCGTCCGCGTCGACCGACCAGCCGTCCGGGGCGAACTCCACGCCCACGGACAGGCCGTCGAGCACGCCGTCCTCGGCCAGCTCCAGCGCGCGGTCACCCTCGGCACCGCGAGCGACCTTGAAGCTGGCTTCGAGCCCGGCGTCGGTGTCGGTCAGGCGGACCGCGACCCCGATGGGCTGCTTGTGGTCGTGGTCGCGGAGCAGCTTCACCCGGTTGACCGCCGACTTCGTCCACTTCAGCGACCCCTTGTGGAACCGCCACTCGGCGCCCTTGTTGTAGGCCGTCGGACCGTAGGGGGCGGCGAGACCGGTGATGGTCCGGGCACCCTGGTCGACCTGGAACTGCGTCCCGGCCGGGAAGTCGAACGTCGACGTGGCGTCAGCGTCGAACCCGATCGGCCCGTTGCGGTGCGTCGGTGCGGGCCTGGCGTTCTGCTGCATGACGGGGGCCTCCTGGGCAGGGATCGGGGCGGGGGCAGGCTTCGGGCGCTGCCCGGCCGTCAGGGTCGGCTTGTCCTCAAGCTCGCGGATCTCGTCCGGAGCGAGCGCGCCAACGTCGAGACCCACGGCGTAGGCCGCGTACCGGCCGGCGGTGTCGGTGCGGAGCCGGCCGCCGTACTCGACGCGAACCCGGTAGCCGCGAGGGGTGACGTCGCCCATCGACAGGCGGTCAGCGACGGCCTGGCCGGGCAGCTGCAACGTCTCGGTGACGAACCTCTGCTGGTCCATCTCCAGGTTGCTGTAGGACCGGCTCGTGGTCGACACGCCGAGATCCTCAGGGCTCACGCCGGCGGCACGGGCGATCTCCAGCACCGCGTGCTGCCGGGCATCTGCCAACTGCAGCTGCTCAGGCGACCACTGAACGGTGTTGTACTTCAGGCTTGCCGGGATGTAGCCCGTCGCGCGGGTGTTCCGGGCCACGCCCCAGTCGTCGAGGATGGCCTGGATCTCGGTGTCGTCGGCGGGGTCGGCGCCGTCGGCCGGGGCGAAGTACCCCGACGGCATCGGCTCAGCCGCGTACCGGGCGGCGGCCTGGTCGAGCAGCAGACAGGTGCGGATGGCGCGGGCGGCCACGGTCAGCAGGCCCGGGTTCGGCGAGTCGAACCGGATCAGCTCAGCGTCCGGTACGTGCACGCCGTCGACATGGACCTGGCCGTTCGGAGTCACGGCCACCCGGGACGGCTCGACCCGCTCGACGGTCTCCGGGTAGCCGGTCCACGCGAACTTGCGGATCCGCCACCAGGCGACGCCTTCGAGCAGCAAATCCTCAAAGGCCATCGTCATCGTCACCGACCGCGGCACCGCAGCCTCGGGCTGGTCGAGCAGGCTGGACGGGACCGTGCGGCGCTGCGGGTCGACCAGGTGTAGCGGCAGGACCCCGAGCCCACCGGCGATCAGGTTCCGGGCCCTCAGGACGGCCGGGACCGACAGGGCCTCGGCGCGGGAGACGCGCTGCACACCGGAGGCCGACGTCCAGTAGCCGGACAGCTCCGGGGGGATGTCGACGGTGAAGCCGCGGCGGCCCGGCGCAACGGATTCCGTTGCCGGCTCGGGCTGGTCAGCGGCCACCAGGGCAGTCTGAGTCAGGAATCGCCAACGATTCCGCAGACCCATGGGCGAATGGTCGCGGATTCCGTCGTCCAGAGCAAGCCCGACGACGGAAACGGTTGCTACGCGCGAGCCCTGCTTCCGGCATACCTCCGAGCATGTCTTTCAGCCGGATGGCCGGCCGGCAGGGCCTCGCCCTCCACAAGTCGCGTGCGCGGGACCCTCGTGCGCTCACCTTCGGGACCTATCAACTCGTTGACCTTCGCTCCAACGGTCTTGTGGCCGGTGATCACCAAGCCGGGTACGGACTCGACCTCGACGATGTCGAGGAACGCCTGACGCAGCAGCCCTGACCGTCCTCGTCTACGCGCGTCGGCTACGCGGACCTGCGGGCCACCAGGATGCGCGGCCGGCCCACCGAGGCGGGCAGTGTCCGGGCCAGATGAACGGCGCCGGCCGCCGCGTAGGCAGCGTCGACATGCCCGACACCGCGGCGCACGAACCGCCACCCGTCGGCCACCTGGAACCGCTTCGCCCCCGTCACGTGAGAGGTCAGCAGACCGTCACCGGCGTGCAGCAGGCGCCTGCCGGTGACCTGCTCGGCCAGCGCCTGGCACGCGGCAGTGACCTCCGTGATCGGCTCGAAGCCCAACGCCTCCAGGTCGACGCGGACGGCGTCGGCCGGGCCGCGGAAGTAGCCCTTCGCCCGCGGCTTCACCCGCTCCAGCCAGTCCGGCAACTCCCGCAGCATCGCGCTGGTCGAATCCCAGCCGGCCAGCGGCTCCACCCGAGCCCGGCCGTCCGAGCCCACCGCGGCGGCCACCAGCGACGCGTGGCCGAGGTCGGGCGCGACGTCCACGGCCACGGCCACCCGATCCCGAAGCCCCTCCAGCGTCATCGCCGCGTCCAGGCACCCCGCCCACGCGCCCACCGGCACCGCGGAATCGGCGAGGGAGTCGACCCGCTGGCACAGCACCTCCGTGCGGAACACCGGCGGAGGGTCCGTCGCGAGCGCCGAGCGGAGCGCCTGCTCGCTGACCGTGTGCCCGAGCCCAGGGTTCGCCTGCGCCCACGCCTCGACGTCGTCCAGCTCGCAGCCGTCCGGCGCGCTCCACTCGAAGATCCCCAACGTCGGGTCGCCCCCCGACAACGCCGCCTCGCGCAGATGGTTGAGCACCACCGACTCGTCATCGCCGGCGTTCGTGATCCCGAACGTCATCCCGGCAGCTCGAGCCGTCGTCGTCTTGGACAACGCCGACCACGCATCCCAGCTGCGCTGCTCGCGCAGCTCGTCCAGCACCAGCAGGTCCACCGACAGGCCACGGCCGGCCGAGCGGTTCGCGGCGGCGATCTTCCAGCGGCGGCCACCCTCCAGCTGCAGGTGCTCGTCGCCGTTGACCCGGCTCGTGCGCCGGTGCTCGGCCTTTAGCTCCGGAACCGACTCGATCGTCTCGCAGCCGGCCCGCCACGCCTCCCGGGCGATGTCGAGGGACTGGGCGACACTGAGCACCAGCCGGGCGCCGTCCACGTACAGCCTCCACAGCGCCAAGCTGCGCAGGAAAAACGTCTTGCCGGACTGCCTGGCCACGAGGACCAGCACGGTGCGATAGCGGTAGCCGCCCGAGCGGTCCAGCTCCAGGGCGTGGATCGCGAGCCAGCGCTGCCACGGGAGCAGGGGCTCACCCAAGACATGCTCGGCGAAGTCGGCCAGCTCGAAGCCCTTCGACGTCGCCCTTGTCAGGTCACGCTGCGGCGGCGACCACAGGCGCGGCTCAGCCCGACCAGTCAGGCCGGACATCTGGCGTC